CTTGGTAAAATTATGATTGATCTTATACAGGCTAACTTCACTCCTGGTAAGGTTAAAAAGATATTAGAGGGTGAAGAGCCTACCTCGCAGTTCTACAATAAGGCGTTCGGTAAATATGACGCTGCTGTAGAAGAAGGTTTAAACACCACTACTCAAAAGCAGATGCAATTTGCCCAACTTCTGAATCTGAGGGAGATTGGTGTTCCTGTTCCCGATGATGTTCTATTAGAAGCTTCTACAATGCAGAACAAAAAGAAACTTATTGAAGCAATTGAACAGCAGAAACAACAGCAACAGCAAATGCAACAGATGCAGATGCAGTCGGAAATGGAACTTCAGAAGGCACAGACTGAATTGGCTAAAGCTCGTGCTCAGGCTGATCAGGGTCTTGGACTTGAACGTGTATCCCGTGTTGAGGAAAATCAGGCGCTTGCTGTTGAACGAAGGGCGCAGGCTGTACGTGATGAAGATGCCGGATTACTTGATAAGGTCAGGGCATTGAAAGAAATAGAACAACTTGATATTATTCACTTGGAAAAATTGGTAGCTTTATCTCAGGCATTAAGAACTAACGCCGTTGAGACTGAATCAGGAAGACAGAATGTTCAGAGAGATAGGGAAAATACTATTGCTTCTATGTCTACTGAGCAATCTGTATTAAACCAATAGTGATTGAAATATAGGATCTCCAAGTCAGTTAGAGTGGTTTTAACTGCCGATAGAGGTTTAAACCTTGCGACACGAAAGTGGTCCGCAGTTTCGAAAGGGTATACTATGGCAAAACGTTATTCTTCTTCAATGAATCATCATTCTGATAAATTTAATGATGAGAAGAAACACAATAAAGATTCTCGCAATGGATCGATGGGATTCCGCCATCAAGGCGCTGAAGGGTATGCAGGTTCTGATGCTCGAAAATCACAAGAGATGCAAGATGGTGGTATGATCCGAGAAAATCCAGCTGCTATAGCTAATCTTCCACAAGAAGTTATGATCAAACCATATCCAAGAACTGGTCCTTATCTTCCAGAAGGAATTGATGATACTATTCGTGGTGTTGATATGCAAATGGATTATGATGATTCACAGCGTAGCTCTCACCTTTATCCGAAAAAAGTTTAAATAACATTTACCGGGTAATTTAAATAATCTTGGGCTGTGAAATAAAAATCATGGCCCTTGAAAATTAAGGGGACACTATGTCACGAAGAGAAAGATCAGTAAAGCGTATAGAAATAGAAGAAGATTATTCAGCATTTAATCGTGATGAAGATCGTTCTATTGCTAATGCGTATAGACGCGCTCGAGAAATAGGTGGTGAGTTTGGTGGTGGACTTGATCCACGACGTCGCCAAGAGGTTGCCGATGCCGGCCTTATAAGAGAAGACCATAATGCAATGGCCAATCTTCCTAGAATGGCGCAACATCATGAATTTCCTGGAGCCGGCTATTATATGACTCCTTATCTTGATGATTCGAGGCTTGAAGGTGCTAATCTTGATCCTTTAATGGAAAAAAGATTTGTATTAAAAGTTAGGAGATAATATGCCTGCAATGATGAGAAAACGGGGGAAAACAACCAAGATAGCGTACAATATCTTGGGTATTCCACTAAATATGTCAAAGCCAACTGAAGAAGAAAAAAGAATTAAAAAAGATCTTGCTATAGATTGGATGCGTTATGAAAGATAAGGCAAAGAAAAAAGTAGTAAAACACCTAAAGAAAAAAGTAGTAGCTAAGAAAAAGGCCGTTAAGCATAAAGAATCGCCTAAAGCAAAAGCTAAAGTTACTAAAGTTATGCGAGAATTTAAGAACGAGGAGCTACATAGTGGATCAAAAAAGGGTCCTAAGGTATCTAGCCGTAAACAAGCAATTGCAATAGCATTATCTGAAGCCGGCTTATCTAAGAAAAAAAACAAACCCGCTAAAAAGAAGAAAAAATAGTTACACCACTATAAATATTCTTTGGTTCAGTTGTCGATAAAGCGTCGGCAACTGAATTTTTTTATCATTAAATTTACAGATGAGTGTGTGACAAAACGTCACGAACTGATCTATTTCGAACATGTGACAAAACGTCACGAGTTGTTCAGTGACGTGCTGATTTGCAATCTGATTGCATGATTGTCAGAGTATTAAAAAAGATTAATAAAAACCGAGCGTTATGGGTGAGTAGTACCATAACGCTCGGTAGTCAGAGATAGGGCAGCGAGTCCTAATCCGATAGATACAATCTTATTAAATAGCTTTAAAGTCAATTGTTTGTTAAAAGATTCGATAGTATGATACGATCTTCACAGATAATGTAGTGATTTTAAAGGAAGTTGTTTTATGACAAGAGAAACGGTAGGAAAAATATCATCTGATTTGATAATAAAAGATCCAGAAACAACATCTCCCATAGAGCAGATGCAAGAATGCTTAACTGACTATGAAAAGAACATATGGGAATGTGTTGAGCGATGCATGAAGGATTTCTTCGAGGATTTCTATGTGATTGTTATTACTAAGAAAGAGAGATTGATGCCTAATGTATATAGAAACTTCTACTATGGTAGGCTTTCATGCCCCACTCCTGATTGGGATCAAACAGTCTATAAATATAAACGAGGAACAGGGCAGATAATTTTTATGTGGGTTATTCCCTCAAAGGATGCCTGTGAATATCTGACCATGAATGCTTCGTATGTTGTAAAAGAAGAACAACAGCTGCTAAAATATGTTCTAGCATTTAATGACGGTACATTGATGCATCTTGCTAAAGATCTAAACGGTGAAAAAGAAGTTAGTGTGGAATTGAGAGATTTTACATGGAAAGGATAGCATGAGTTTTGAAATTAAATACGATAAAGATGGTGTTGTTGTACCTGGTACTCCTCCATCTGATGAGCCTGTATCAGTTCAACAAGAATCCGCGGCTGAAGTACATGAATCAGGATCGGAACAATCTGTTGAGGGAGCTGATCCAATTCCAGAGCCAACTACTAAGAGATCTGATGTAAAAGAATCGTGGAGTGTTCTACGGGATAGAATAGAAAAATCAGAAAGACGTTCTGCTGATCTAGAAAAAGCCCTTGCTGAGGCCCAGTCTAAGAACAACAATGCCCAAGAAGATGATGACACGGGTCTTCCTGTTGATGAGGATGCCTTAGTGGAGCAGCGGCATTTAAGCAAAGTTGATAAGAAGATAAAAAAGCTGGAACAACAGCTTAAGCAATATGAACAGCAATCAGCAACAAGTGCTACCGAAGCTCGATTAAAAAAACAGTATCCAGATTTTGATTCAGTTGTTTCTTCGGAAAGCCTAGCAAATTTAAGTGCTACCTATCCTGAACTTGCCCATACCTTAAATTCTACCGGTGATTTATATAATAAAGCGGTTGCTGCTTATACAATGATAAAGAGGTTAGGTCTTGCGGAACAGGAAGATGCGTATCAGAACGAGAAAGCTCTTGCTCAGAAGAATGCATCCAAGCCTAAGTCGCTTGCAAGTATTTCTCCTCAGCAAGGAGATAGTCCTTTATCGAAAGCAAATGCGTTTGCTAATGGAACGATTGATGATGATATGAAGAAGCAGCTATGGAAAGAAATGAACGATCTTCGTAGGAACTTCTAAAATGGAATAGAAAAAATTAAATAAGAAATCATTGAAAGATCTAAAGACAGATCGTCGTTCTATATTGGTCCATGATACACAGCATCCAGATTATCCATACGATATAATAGAGTTTATTGATATGGAAGGCGTAGGTATTTATTCAAAAAAAGATAGTGTTTGGAGCAGCCTTATTGGTGGTAAGGAGCACACATATGACGATATAGAAGTATTGGATTTGTTTTCTCATTTCTGTTTTGTTGAGAGGCCTACTGTATGAACGATTTCATTAATTGTTTTGATTGTGGAAAACAACTACCAAAAGACAAAGTGCTCCTCAAAAAAGAAATAAGTTTTTTACCATCTTTTTTATTAGATTATAACGATGATGAAGAAGAAATTGTCTGTGGAGAATGTATTCTAAGGTTGAATGGTGTAGGTCAGTTTGAACTCATGAAGGCTATTTTTGAGATGAATAAGAAATGATCATATATGAATCTGAAAAGTTCAAAATAGAAAAAAAATATAATGGAGTAACATTGTGGACTATTTATCCTGGAACCTCTTGGCTTGAATCTCATTCAATTTATTATGAATACTGTGAAAAAAAGAAAAAATACCTGCAAGAAAAAAGTCAGTCTTATTTCGATGATACTGTAAAAGGATAATAAACGACGCCCTAGAAT